TAACATATGGAGCAGGTCCACGGCCGCAGCCCGGCGGACTTCCGGCGAGGGGACGATGGGGTCTGACACCCGGCCGTCTGGCAGCTGGGCCTGGTAAGCAGCGCCCCCGGCGAGAGAAAGGACGTCATGAAATTAAAATATGTGCAGTTTGTACACCCCGTGTCTTTCGGCGGTCAGCTCCAGAGCGCTAGCAATCGCGCCGTCGGCGACCGGCCGGGACAGGGCAACATGGAAATAGAGCTGGGCGTGCTGGAAGGCGTCAGCTGCGTCTCACTTTCTAAGCTGGTTAACGGCATTCTTGCGACTCGGCTCGTGCCGCTGAGCAACGTGGCCATGTTCGAAGCCGCGGAAGTCGAAGCCGCCAAGACCCCCGCTAAGAAGTAATGGAAATCGACCCTAGAGAGGCTGCTTTAGAGCTGGCCAGGCGTAGAGACGCGCGTCTCCAGGCCGGACAGGTCACCGCGGGCATCCGCGCGGAGCTTTTTAAGCAGCAGCTTGACTTCATCGACGATGTTTCCCGCAACAAGGCGGCGTTATGTTCTCGCCGCGCCGGTAAGACGTCGATGTGGGCTAGGTATTGCTTCATTACAGCGTTAGAGACGCCCAGGGCGCTGATTAGGCTTTGGGGCATCACCCGTCTGCGCACAAAGCAACTTCTTTGGCAAGAGTTTCTCGACGTGGCCGCCCGGCATAGCATTCCTGTTAAGTCGCACGAGACAGAACTCACCATACGGTTGGAGAATGGCTCAGAGATACGATTCGTCGGTGCAGATAAAGATAGTCAGGCACAACGTAAACGTGGCGATAAGACCAAATTGGAAGTGGTGATGGAAGCCCAGCTGTTTGGGCCCTTCCTCCGCTCGCTGGTAGAGGACGTCATCGAGCCTTGCCTCTTCGACCTTCAGGGTACGGTGTGCCTAGAAGGAACCCCCGGCCCCGTGCCTACTGGTTACTGGTATTGGGTGACGGGCGACAACGCTTCAGCCCCCATGTGGATGAGCCAGGGCATGATGGTCTCGACGGGCGGGGCGTCGGACGAGAAAGAGCGCGTGGGAGCGGGGTGGAGTTGTCATCGGTGGACACTGCTAGACAATCCCCACCTTCCACACGCTAAGAAGGAACTCGAGCGCATCCTTAAGAAGCGCAATTGGACCATCGACACCCCAACGTACGTACGCGAGTACACCGGGCGATGGGTGAAGGATGATGGCGTCCTCTTCTACAAGTACAACGAAGGACGCAACTCATTCGATTTGACGGAAGTGCAGCCGTGGGGTCCGGGGTGGCAGCACGTGCTGGGCTGGGACTTGGGATTCAGAGATGACATGGCCCTAGGTGTTTGGGGCTGGCACCCAACCCGCCGCGAGGTGTATGAGGCGGCATGTTGGAAAAGACCGGGGGCGCCAGCGGAAGAGGTCATCGCCCAAATCGAGAAATGGGAAAAGATGGGCTTTAACTTCATCGCCAAAGTGGCGGACATGGGCGGAGGTGGCAGAATGTTTGTTGAAGACGCTATGTCGCGCTTCCATCAAGTCTTCGAGGCCGCGAAAAAGACTGAGAAGCTTGAGCACGTACGGTTGTTGAACGATGAATTTCTTTCGGGCCGACTTAAGGTGCAACGCGGGAGCGCCTACGCCTTAGAGTTATCATCCCTCCCAAAAGACCCGAACTGGGACCCAGACAGCGGCAAGCCGCCGGGCGAAGACCCTAGATTTCCTAATCACCTGTGCGATTGTTTCCTTTATAGTTTTCGTAGAGTTCTCGCGCACTTAGACTTCACGGGTCCGGTAGTAGATGACATCGATGAGGTAGAGCGGTATGATGAAGAGCGCCTTTCGACTCCGGAAGGGGGCGACTGGTGGGATACTGACGACTATGAGGGAGACGATTCGTGAAATATTTTCTATTCTTGTTTGCATTCGCCAAATGCGCTCCAGCTCACCCAGACTTCGTGAGCAAGCATGGTGTCGAGTTCTTTTTGGGTGGAGCTGATTGGACGAAGGAAGCCGTCGACGAATTGGAAGATGGGTGGCTCATAGACCTAGAGGCCGCGTCTGATGGGAAGTTCCCCAACGCCGGAGAGAAGATGAAGGGCGTTCAGGTATTCGTGCAGCAAGAAGAGCTTGACTGCCCATGGACCGGCGGGAGCGGGAAATGCCTAGGGCTGCAGTACGGAAATCAATTGCAGGTAGTGGCGCTGAACTATTGCCCGGCTACTTCGGCGTACGTACATGAAATGCTTCACTGGTTCGAGGAGACATACTATGGTATCAACAGCAATGAGCATGCGGCTCCATACTGGCGAACTGTACACTTAAGGACATGCGAATGAATGGAATGAATGAATGGAAGGACCGCCTTTTCTACATGGCCCGTGCGTCGACGGCCAGCATAGACCCTAAAGACGCAGCTGAACTATTAAGTAGGATTGAACAGTTGGAAAAAAGCCGAGAAATGTGGCGGGGCTTGGCTACTAACTTCGCGGGACGAATCGAGGAGATTGATTGTGGATATGACATCATTGGACCTGGAAACGATTTTGATTCTTTGCCGGAAGTACGGGGTGAGGACTTTCAACAACGGGCAGTTGAGGTTTACCTTGACCAAGACCGTGACGAGCCCATCTACGGCGATTGACCGAGATTTAGGACAGTCGATTGACTTTGTGCCTAAAGTATCGGAACCTTTGCTGGGTACTGATAACTTGACCGCTCAAGAGCAGATTGAGCTATACGGGCGCGTCTACGACGCTAAGGGGTAACAGATGGCTTCAGACTATCGCGACGCAAAGAGCCTTAAGGAAAAACCGGAATCGCTCGTGAAATCGGGCGTGGTTACGCCGCGATGGTGGGAGGTCGATTCAGACGAGCTGGCTCAGCATGTTATCGACACGGGCGGTACGTTGCGCCAAGACGCGGGCAATCGCCTGGCAGCGCAGGTACGCCACGCGCGCATGTACGAGAACACGGAACTCGACTCGCTCAATGGGCGCGACTTTACCGACGCCATCGTACGCCAAGTCGTGTTCAACACTGGCCTGATGACGTTGAATGTCGGGGCTACGTGCGTCGACACTTTAACGGCCAAGGTCACCAAGAACCGCCCCCGCCCCGACTTCCTCACGTCGGGCGCATCGTGGGATAAGCAGATTAAGGCCCGCAACCTCGACAAGTGGTGTAAGGGGTTCTTCTACCAGACCCAGGTACACCGCAAGGCTCGCCAGGTCTTCGTGGACGGGTGTGAGTTCGGCACGGGCTTTCTGCATGTGTTCGAACGGGAGGACGGAAAGCTCGATTGTGAGCGTGTGCTGCCATCCGAGATTTTCGTCGACGACCTCGACGGTCAATACTGTAACCCCCGACAGATGCTTCGTCTGAAGTACGTTTCGCGTGACGTGCTTACGCGCATGTTCCCCAAGTACGCCACCGAAATCGCAGATGCTGGGAAGAAAGAGAAGATTGATTCCCCTCATGCTACGTCGGAAGTCGTCGACAACACCGTGGAAGTGTGGGAGGCCTGGCACCTTCCCAGCGGCAGGAAGGCGAAGGATGGCAAGCACGTCATCGCCATCGACGGGTGCGTGCTGTTCGAAGAGAAATGGGTCATCGACCGCTTTCCGTTCGTAGTTTACCGCTTCAAGCCGCGCACTGTAGGTTTTTGGGGTAAGGGCGTCATCGAGACCGTGCAAGGCATTCAGATTGAACTGAACCGCGTCGTGCGCAGTATCTCTAACCAGATGAAACGCAAAGGACGCGGGCGTACTTTCGTGGCCATGGGCTCGAAGGTAGCCCCTTCGCACCTCACCAACGCAGACGGCGGCGATATCGTCTACTACACTGGCGGCGTACCGCCTTCGGTGGACAACAGCAACGCCGTAGCCCAGGAAGAATTTGCCTATGTGCAGCAACTCTACCAACGCGCGTTTCAGGAGGTTGGTATCTCCGAACTTTCCGCCGCTTCGAAGAAGCCGGCAGGTTTGGACGCCGCCGTGGCATTGCGCGAATACTCTGACATCGAGTCAGAACGTTTTTCCCCCCAACACCAGGATTGGGAACAGATTTTCTTAGACTTCGCGGAGCTGTCCATCGACCTCATCACCAAGCAGTACGGGTGGACCTCGTACAAAGTTCTGGTGCCAGGTCGACGCGACTTGCTGGAGGTGGACTGGGCGGACATCGACTTGGACCGGGATTCCTACATCATGCAGATGTGGCCAGTTTCGAGTCTCCCCCAGACACCTTCAGCGCGGTACCAGAAGGTAAAGGAGATGATGCAAGACGGTTTTGTAGATAAGGCCGTCGCTCAGCGCCTGTTGGAGTTCCCCGATATCGAGGCAGAATCGAATCTTGCAAACTCGGTGATAGACGACGCAGACGCAACCATTTCGGCGATATTGGACGAGAAGGAGCCCCGTCTAATGCCGCTGGAGCCGTACCAAAACCTCGACATGATTATTCAACGTGCCAACGCGGCCTATCTCTACAGTCGGCACCGCGGGTGCCCTGAAGAGCGGCTCATGCTGCTTCGCAACCTTATCGACAACGCCACCGCCCAAAAAGCCGCGTT